AGCAACCACACTATACGTAACTAGCAAAGTCCACAGGAATCGTGAGATCCATGTGAGCTTCTTCGAAAACTGAGATCATTAGGGTAGCGAGTTTTGAAAACTCAAGCTTTCCATGTAAGGCAATTTCCGTAAGCATGTTACGTGCAGTGGAGTTGTACAACTGTGCTGATGTAAGATATTTCTTGTAAATGTAATTCAGCATGTCGTAGATGTGGTCAATTTCGAGGGCGAAAACGATGTGGCCGTCTGCATTTGTGAAAATTCGACGTTTCAAAAATGTGATAGACTCTGGGGGAACAGTCTTATCAGCGGGCCAATCTTTAACACAGTGAGTGGCTTCGAGGCCAAGAGACTTATAGAGAGCGAAGAATTCCGTACCAGTGATGATAAGGAGTTTCTTTGGAATGGCTATCCAAGAGTCGTCACCGTAGTAAAGAGCAAAGATTCCTCTCTTGAGTTGACGGGGTGAGAGAACACGGAGGGTGATACCTGCCGCCTTTTGGTTCTTTGAGTGTAGATGGAGCGCACAGAGAGTGTCGGCTTCAAGGACCCAAGAATTAAAGTGAGCAGTAAAGAAAACGCCGGAGGGCATTCCGTTGTTCATAAGTTCGTATACTATAAAGCCTGATACATGTCGAGAATTGTAACAGACGTAAATAAAACACAAACGAGCGAGGTCGTCGGCTGGATTGTTGTACCATTTGTTAATTGATATGCCGATACACTTCGCTTGGGGGAAGAGTTGATGGTAGTCAAATCCTCTTTGGTCATGGGCGTGAACTATAAATTCGTCACCGTACAATTGAGAATGCATTGCAGTGGTGGACAAATCTTGAGGGACAGTTCCTACAGCGCAGGACGACAATCCGGGATGGAGCATCCGGGACTCGTCGCTCGCTGCGATGATTGAGCCAAAGAGCATTCGACCGATGATATGACACACTAGTGATGCGGCCATAAAAACACGGGATTTACCAGCTTCTATTTTGTCGAGGGGACGAAGTTCATCTTTGAGTTTGTCCGCGAAGAACCATTCTGGAGGAATGCCTGCACGGAGAGACGCGAGATCTTTGTCCAAGGCGGTTTGGAGATCCGGATGAAGGACGACCTTGCCGTCAATAACTTTGACAAAGAAGCCTTTAGTAGAGTCTTGTGCTTTACGGGCATCTGGATGGTGAGTCCATGGATAACCGGGTGAAGTATCAAGAACCATCGGGGGTAAGGCGCCAATTCCTAGAACTGTTTCTTGGAGAGTGAGAGTACGTCGTGGGACGGTTTTCGATTTAACAAATTTGAAAACTTGATCTGCACAATCTTGGAAACATTCCGGGAGATCGGTCATCATGAGTTTTACCATGTTTGAGTACGCGGTTGCAAGGGGATCTTTGCCACAGCGGGAATCATAGGCACTCATGACAGCGGGCTGACGCTTTGGTTTTCCAAATTTGTTGTAGAACAGACTAGGGACTAGTTTGCTCTTTCTTGGGATGTGATCTGCAGGGGTGACAACACCAACGAGCTTAGCTTGCGGAGGGCAAACGAGCATATGGGCAATGTTGTCCTTGGCTGCGATCTCTTGGGTGTCGATCATGCTTTGAGAAGCAGGAGTAATCTTGACCGAAAATCCTTGAGAATGAGTAAACTGAGAGAGAAGTATTTGGAGAAGTTCTTGGGTAACGAGGGTGTATTGAGAGCATGTGTCGTTACCAGCACAGTGGATTCCGAGGAGATTTCGGCTTGCAAGAGTGTTAGAGAAGGTGGCAACGAGAGTACCGCAATCACCAGCAATTCCAGGTAACGGGAGAGAGAGACCAAAGGGATGGTATGTGTCTGAGTCGTCATCTGAGTATGCGATGATATTGGGTTCTTTGTAGTCGAGAGACCATTCAAGTGAGACAGGATGTCTTTCATTGTGAACGGCACGACAAAAGCCACTTCCAATCACGAGCAAGTCGTCATCTCGTATGAAACGGTGAGTAATATCCGGGAAGGAGGGAACAGTTCGAGGGAGTTGCAAAAGACAGAGATCGTCTTCCGCATCATCCACTCTAATGATATCTTTCACCTTGATAGTGTATTCACCTGTTGAGGTGGTAATTGTAACGTTTTCATAGGAATCGAGAGATTTGAGCATGTGGAAATTGGTCAGAATGAAGTGGTCTTTCAAACCAATAGCACGTGCTCCGGGAGTGTAGGGAGAAGAGTGTAGGTAACAGTAAGAGGCGTGAGCGAGTTGTGAGAAGTTGGGGTCATGGGCTTGAGCTTTGGTGTCGCGAATGCGACCAAGAGCTGCGTTTCGTGATGAAATGACTTTTGCTTTGCGAATTCGGATACGTTCCTCTTTGTCACGGGCACTTTGAGCGTGGGTGGGAGTAGGTCCGCCAGTCACATTTATCACAGTAGGAGTAGGGGCAAGTAAGGTTTTGAGAGCGACCATAATGCCGATAGCTATTGCTGCGATAGACATGCAAGTGGAGAAAATGATGGTTGCAGAAGCAGCCAAGAATGTATTGAGGAGAGATTGTGTGTATACGAAAGGGTTCAAGTATGAAGCGTAATAATAAAGCTTCTTAAGAAGTTGGTTGACGTTTGGACAGTACTTTCGATATTTCTTGGGAATGGGATCTGGTTTTTCATCTTCATAGACACCGTATTTTTCGAAAAGGGAGCGACGATCTGTAGAGAAACGATCGTACTCACGTTGAAGAACAACACGGAGTCCATTATCACTTGTGAGTGAGGCGTAGACCTGAGCGAGGGGGTAATCATTGAAATCGGGTGGGGGAGAAGATAAGGAGTATTTTGGAATCCAGGAGTCATCGTCGAGATTTTCTATGGCGTCCTCCAAACATTTGTCCCAAGGTTGCGACGTATCGCATACCAATGGGTGTATGTTGGAGAATTTCACGAAAAGACGTTCTTTGACATAGGAATCTGTAAGTCCTTGTGCAACGGGAAGATTGCCGATGTCGAGGGCGACGCGAGCTTTGAGCTCAGCGTAGCCGTCAACGAAGGCGCGTTTCTCGTCGATTGATTGATTTCGTTTGAGTGTGTGATGGCGGATTCTTTCAAGGCGAGCTTGACAGAGACGGTCAACAATTTCATGTAGATTCATGTTGTGGGGAGGTGCATCGATTGCTTGGTCAGGGAGTTTGACGTGGAATCGGTAGGCTCTCCAGTCGATGTTTCCATTGACGTTGACAGGAACCGCTTGATTTGGGAGGATAGGGACGATTTGAAGAGCGAAGCGACGGGTGAGGGCTTCGGGGACGGAGAGAAGATCTTTCCATTGGTCGGGTGCACTATTAGTAGTACACCAGACGAATTCAGACTTATCAAAGTGAACACCTTTGTTTTCAACAGAGGCGTAATTGATTGGTCGAGGAGCGACATTAACGAGTGCGAGAAGCTGTTTGGCGTGGGTGAGACGGGCTTCTTTATCGTTAACAGTCATGAATTCGTCGAAGACGTAGGAAGATTGGTCTTTATGACCTTCTTCAAAATCGGTATCGGGGAGACGGTGGTATTGGAGTAAGTTGGAACAAACTCCCATATCGTGCAAGATATCTATCAAGTAGGAGAGGAACGCAGTTTTGCCGAGACCTGGGGCGCCGAGAAGGAGGACGCCGACAGGTTCGACTCTACTGGATGTTTCAGAGAGTTTGCCAATAAATTGGCTTTGTACTTGAGAGAACGCATTGTAGATACGTAAAAGATCAGCCATTGCGGCATCTTTGTGGTCACGGTGGATGTTTTGGAAGTAGCATTGTCGGAGGTCAATAGACCATTGGAGCGCCTGTTCAACTTCTACGGGTGTAGAGAGTGGCGAGCGAATGATCCGCATGATTTCCGGACAAAGTTTGACGAGGCGGTCAACTTCTTTAACAAATTTGATTCCTGATTCATCGAATAAGGCAACACCAAGGGTGTGAACTGTGATCCAGTTACACGCGGTGATGATGAGATGTTGGATGTTAA